GGAAATACTTTAACTTTTACAAATGGTTCTTTATCAAACGGTAAAGATCAAGTAATTAAATTAACAGGTACATTAGCTGCAAACGTTAATGTTGTTGTTCCAGATTCAATTGAAAAAACTTACATCATTCACGATGGTTGTGACCACGCAGGTTTTACTTTAACTTTCAAAACTAGTTCAGGTACAGGTGTAGATTTATGTGAAGGTCATAAATATGTTCTATATTCAGATGGTACTAATATTGAAAAAGCTTCTGAAGAAAGAGTATGGAGAGCAATTACTTCTGCTGAAACTGTACAAACAGGTGCACAAATTTTAGCAAATACAAATGGTGGAGCATTCACAATTACTCTTCCTGCTTCTCCAAGTACAGGTGATGAAGTTTCATTTATTGACCAAGGATATGATTTTAATGTAAATGCATTGACTGTTGGAAGAAACGGATCTAATATAGCTAACGCAGCTTCAGACCTAGTTGTTAATACACAAGGTGCTGGTTTCAGTTTAGTATATTCTGGAGACGCTACAACAGGTTGGACTTATAGGGAGAAATAGAATATGGCAAATTACGAAGCAACTAAATACGATTTTGACGGAGCTAACCTTACAGGTATTGAAGGTATTCCAACAGCAACAATTGTGCCGTGGTCAGATTCTTCTGTACCAACAGGTTTCTTAGAATGTAATGGTGCTGCAGTTTCAAGATCAACGTATGCAACTTTGTTTGGAATTATAGGTACAACTTATGGATCAGGTGATGGTTCAACAACTTTCAATGTACCAGACTTACAAGATAACGTAGCAGTTGGAAAATCAGGAACTAAAAACTTGGCTTCAACTGGTGGAGCAAATACTGTAACTGCAACTGGAAACATAGCAGGTTCAACAGCGAATGCTACTTTATCAGAAGCTCAACTTGCTTCACATTCACATTCTCTATCAGTACACAGAACTCCAAATGCAACTTTTGCTAATACACAACAACCTGATAATTATAATAATGTTGCAGCCGGATTTAATACGAGTGCAGGAACAAAACCCACTAATAGTACAGGTTCTGGTTCAGGTCACTCCCATAATATGAGTGCAAACTTTTCTGGTGATGCAACTTCGGTTGTTCAACCTTATTTAACAGTAATTTATATTATAAAAACTTAGGAGAAATTATGGCAACTAATTCAGATTGGACAGTAATATTTGACGACAAAATAATTATTAAACAAAGTGGTGATGATGCTGGTGTTTATAAAATAGATGATGACGCTTTTTGGAATGATTCTAAATGGTCAAATATATGGGCAATTCAATATAAAGTCGACAATCATGAATACAATGATACAGTAGAATACAGAGATGAAACTCCACATGCTACATGGACAGCAGCTAATTTAGGAGATTTTTCAACTCAATTTATTTCAAAATGGGATGCAGCTCATTTAGCTAAATTACAAAATGATTGGGATAATGACAATAATCATATTTATGATGATAGTGCGCCACCAGTTATAATTCAAGAAGAAACAAACGCTGAAAAAATTACGCGATTAGGTCCAAGACCCACTTCTTATTCTTCATAATCCATTATAAATAATGTCGCGCTATACCTAATCATGTTGGGGATATTACTTGCGTGCTGTGAATGATAATGGTCAGAAGGAAATAATATTGCTCTATTTTCTCTAAAACCAACATGCGTATCTAATTCTAAATTATCACTATTTTTATGATAAAAAACAGTTCCATTAGTAATTGCTGTTATTCCTTTTAACATAATCATTATATTTATAATTCCAGATGGTACATCTATATGTGGTTTAAAATGATCTAAATTTCTTTGATCTATTCCTGAACCATTATTTAATTTTTTAATTTTAATTTTAAATTTTAATTCTGCTTGTTTAATAAATAATTGTTTTAACTTAGAATCGTTATCTAATTTCCACCTACTGCCATAATAATTTTTTTTATTTCTTTCTGTAGTATTATCAAAAAAACAAGGAGTATAGAATGCTTTATTTAAAGCAAAATCTTGAATTAATTTTAAATCGTTTTCTTCAAAAAAATTATCCAATATTTTAATCATTATCTTAACATCATCCAAGAAGTTAAAATATATTTTTCACCTGATAAAGGTGGATTACCTCTGTGTAAATAAGGAAAAGCTGCAGGCCAAATAACAATTCTACCGGTTTTTGGTTTTGTTCTTTTTGAAAAATTTAAAAACTCTGTTTCTCCACCTTCTTCAACATCATTTAAATAAATAGAAAAAACAAAAGCTCTAGGTTCGTATTCAAAACCTTTACCATGTTCAATATGCCAAACATGATACCCTTCAGTAGGTAATGTTTTTTGAATTTTTAAACTAGTATAAAAAAAACCTTGATTGTAAGCATCTTTTGCTCCTGTATGTTGACAATAGTGATTCCATGCTAAATCAAAATTTAACATCATAGGTTTTAAAGACTCCCACCATACATCTATAGTATTAGGATTTGCAAAAAATTGGTTATCTTTTTTTTCTAATACAGGTGCTTTTTCAAAAGCAATTCTGTTAAGTGTTTTATTAAATTTATTTTGATCTTCAAATAATTTTATTCCTTTATTACATTCTTCTTTAGTAATATAATTATCATACACACCTATAAAATTATTTATATTATATGTTTTTTCCATTATTACTCCTTACTTTATTAATGCTATCATAAGCGTGATCTTTGTTTGGTCCAATTTTATTTACATAATGAAAAAATACTTGAGCCATTCCTTCACCTTTATATGTTCCAGGTCTCCAATGTTCTTGATCACAACCTGCATATAAAACTGCATCACCTTGATCAAGTTCAAAAGATGTGCCTTCAATTATAATAGGCCAGTTATTATATTTTTTTACACATGCAGTAATTGATATTTCACATGCAGGTCTATCTGTATGTTTCCTTAAACGTGCACCAAAAACATAATATCTCCAATAAGCATATGTTGGAAATAATTTTAAATTAGATTCTTTTTCAACAATAGGTAACTTTATATCGAGTAAAGAGTTCATTAACGGATCGTTATACCAAGCGGGAGAAAATGATCGTATATCTATTCTAAAATCTTTATTTTGATCTATTTTATTATAACAATATTTATCCATCATTATTAATTCTTTTTCTGAAAAAAAATTTCTTATTAATTTAAAATTTACTGAAGCCATGCAACTATACTATATCTTGTTCCTTTCGTAATTGGTTGGATACCATGAGGATACATAAAATTACTGGGAAAGAATACTACAGACCCCTTGTTAAGTTTTAATCTTTTAATTTCTTTTTTCTTTTGATCAGTAAATATTAAATCTCCTCCTTCATAATCATCATTTAAATTAATAATAATACTTAAATGTCTTGGACTATAGGTATGGTGATCAGTATGAATTTCATATTTTCCACCTACATTATATTTTAATAAATCTATTTGATTTATTTTTGAACTTGTCATCTCGGGAAATTTAATTTTATAATAAATATAAATTCTTTCTATTTCTGATTTAATAAAATTCCAATAAAAAACATTGGTAGGAGTATCAAAATTTAATTGATAACCTTTTACATTTCTTATTTTTTTATCCATACCGGATAAAACTGTGAGATTTTTAAAAGATTTGTGTTTTACAAAAGGAACTATTTTATCCATAAAATCAGGAGAAACTATGTTTTTTAATTCAACAATTGCTTCTAAATGGTCCATAATTTTGCTTTTTCTTTTTGACTTTCATCTAAAGTCTTATCATTTTTTTCTAATTTCTTTAACGTAGTTTTATTTGGCTTCCATTCTTCTTTATTAACTACATCACCACCTCTTTTAGGTTTCGTTTGAAATATTACAATATAGCTACCATCATAAGCTTTTAATTTTTCTTTCCACCAATCAGGTTCTTTAATAGTATAGTGTGCATTTTTACCATTAGTTAGAATTTGTTTAGCAGGATAACAAGTAATGGTTAAAAATACTTTATTACCATAACTAAAAATATCTTTTAATACTTCATCAACTTTATCTTCTTGAACATGCTCCATAACATCAATGCATAAAACTAAATCATATTGACCAGTTGGTTTATTTGAAAATTGTGCAACTGCTGGATCATATGGAGTTATATTTATACCCATAGGTGAACCTGGAACTTTTCTATTATTAAATAAAATAGAATGAAATTTTGCTTTACCACAACCATAATCTAAAATGGTTTTGATATTATTTTCTTTTATTAAATTAAAAATTTGATGTTTATATTCTGCTAATGCTTCACCAATCCAATTGTCTTGATTTACAGCATGAAATTTAGTGGCTTCTGTTAACGATTCATACATAATTTTTATCTTTATATTCTTTGTAATGCTTATAACATAATTCACTAAAATTAGTCAAGTGTAGGACTTCTTTAAAAGTGTCAACTCTATAAGCATCAATACCATCATAACCCATTTCTTTTGCTACCTTAAATCTGTAATGGCCACAATGTATTTCATCATCCTTAAATACACCGGGAAATAACAATCCATCTTCTTTCATATATTTACGAACAGTTTCTAAATGCTCTTGATTCCACTCCATTTTATCTTGTAATGAGTCAAAATCTATGTATGATAGACGTTCGGGAAACCAGATTATTCTCGCTTTCATTATATTCATAAGTATTATATAGTAGGTTATATGCTACAAAAACTAAATTTCAAGCCCGGTTTTAACAAGATGGTTACCGATTCCGGAGGCGAGTCTCAATGGGTCGATGGTGATTTTGTTCGATTTCGATATGGACTACCTGAAAAAATAGGTGGTTGGAATCAGCTCACAATTCAAAATAAAACTTTACCAGGTGTAGCCAGAGCACAACATGCATGGACTTCTTTAGCAGGTGAAAAGTATACTGCAATCGGTACATCACAAGGTTTGTTTTTATATTATGGCGAAAACTTTTATGACATCACTCCTTTAGATACAGCAATTACTGGAGCTGATTTTGATGCAACAACCGGTTCACCAACTGTTACTGTAAACAAAACTGCTCATGGTTTATCTAACGGAAGATATGTAACATTTTCTACTGTTACGGTTCCAACTGGATCGGGGTATGCATCAGGAGATTTTACAGATAACACATTTGAAATAAAAAATGTTACAGCAAATACTTTTGAAATTACTATGCCATCTAATTCAGCAGGTACAACTTCTGGAACAGGTTCTGCACAAATAGATCCATATGTAGAAGTTGGTCCAACATTTCAATCTGCAGGTTATGGTTGGGGAACATATTTATGGGGTGAAGAAGCATGGGGCACGGAGCGTTCAACAAGCAACGTGATTCTAGATCCAGGCATCTGGAGTTTAGATAACTTTGGTCAAATATTAGTTGCAACAATTCACAATGGTAAAACATTTACTTGGGATGCAGGAGCATCAGGTGCAAGAGCAATTAGAGCAACAGTTATGACTGGTGCACCTACTGCATCAAGACTTACACAAGTCTCCGATAGAGATAGACATGTATTTCATTTTGGAACAGAAACCACAATCGGTGATCCAACAACACAAGATCCAATGTTTATAAGATTTTCAAATCAAGAAGACTTTAATACGTATGCTCCAACTGCAACGAATACGGCAGGGACATTTAGAGTTGATAAAGGAAATGAAATTGTAGGAGCGGTATCTGGTAAAGATTATACTTTAGTATTAACGGATAGCTCTGCTTATGTAATTCAATTTGTTGGTCCACCATTTACATTTAGTGTTAAACAAGTTGGTACAAACTGTGGATTAATTGGTCAACATGCACTTACTTATTCTAATGGTGTTGTCTTTTGGATGTCCGGTGAAGGTGGATTTTTTATGTATGATGGTACCGTTAAATCTATACCATGTTTAGTTGAAGACTTTGTATTTACAACTACAGGAGATAATTTAGGTTTAAATTATGATGCAGGCCAGATTGTTTATGCAGAACATAATACTTTATATAATGAAGTAAATTGGTTTTATGCAAAATCAGGATCAGATCAAATTGATAGATGTGTTACATTTAACTACGGAGAAAACTGTTGGACTACATCATCACTTGCTAGAACTAGTTATGTAGATACAGGTGTATTTGATTTACCATATGCAACTGAATACAATGCAACAGCTGTACCTAATTTTCCAATACAAGGAATTACTGCAAAGTATGGAGCATCAACTTATTATGCTCATGAAACCGGAACCGATCAAATCAATTCATCTGGTACAACTTCTATTGATGCATATATTCAATCTGGAGACTTTGATATATCCGCAAGAAGAAGTGCTTTAGGGGGCACAACCGGTCTTGCTGATCTTGGAGGAGATGGTGAATTTATTATGTCTATGAGTAGATTTATACCAGACTTTAAGGTATTGACCGGTAATTCAAAGATTACTTTACTATTAAATAACTATCCAAGTGACACAGCATCAAGCTCACCTCTTGGACCCTTTACAATTACAAGTTCTACTGATAAGGTAGATACTCGAGCAAGAGGAAGACTTCTTGCAATCAAAATTGAAAACGATGCTATAGGTGAAACTTGGCGTTATGGAACATTAAGAGTAGATATTAAACCGGACGGAAGACGATAATGATAGAGAAAAGAATTAATTATAGATTTGGAAGCGAAGGATATCAAGGTGGTGCTACTAATCAAGGTGGCGCTGGAAAAGCTAGCGGTGTATCTGGTGGCGGTGCTAGAGAACAAGCTATGGGTTCCGGTGGAAAACAAAAAGGTGGAACTTTCGGTGGTGGAACTTTTGAAGGAGGGTCAGGAGGTCCAGACAGAAGTGCTGTAGGACAATTTTCACAGTTCGGTAGAAATTTAATGCAACAAAATTTAAGATCTTCTTTTACAGACAGATTAAAAGGAATGGGTAGTAATATATTCGGTGGAATATTAGGATTACTAAATCCTGCTTTAGGACTTGCATATAAAGGAATAGGTTCTTTAAAAAATTTAAATCAATATGATACTTTAGTTGATTACTTTAGAGGTGAATTTGGACAAACTGAAGATGAAGAAGATCAAGTACAAACTTTTGATTTAGGTCCTTCAAGAAATCCAATGGCATCTTATATGCCAAGTATTCCTGCTGGAATTATGGATGTTAATTTAGGAACACTTCCAATGCAAAGAGATTTAGTTAAAACAGGCAGACTTCAAGAATTTCAAAATG